GCGCACCGCAAGCTTACGAGTGAATCCAGTTCTGGTTTCGCAAGCCTCACTTTGTCCCTCTTGTTCCAAGAGCAAGAGAGATGAAAAGATGACCGTCCATAATGGCTTACAGATCATTCGGATTCGTTACGGTTTACCGTATTCAGAATTACCGGATCTTGAAGTAAGTCAATTGGGCAGTTATCTCCAGTACCTTTTATTGCAGGGCAAGGTACGTGCCTCTGTAAGATTTCCGATGTGTCACGGCCGGCGTGACTCGGAAGGGTTGATCACCCTAAAGAGATTGAGTCGAAATAATCGCTGGGAATTCGCGCACAGCGTGAATTCTATTAAGCGCAACCTGCCATCGGGTTGCCGACTCCACGTGCCCTCCGGGCGCCCTAAATGGGAATTGGGCGCCTTCTCCACTCCTCACCCTCCACCAATCGATTATCTCCAGTTTGTTAAAGCTGAAGTTAGTCGGCTCTTCCCTGCTTGTTGGGATAGGCAGTATGGTTCTTTCGTCAAGAACCACCTACCTAACAGCACGTCTCGGTTCGACCGTCGGCGTGCGGATCATATTTGGTCCGGCAGACAGGAGGAGTTCAGGAATATCTGTCTTGAGGAATCGGCCTTGCCGTACCCTCAGGGCAGATATAAGGAAGTTCTTTCCGCAGGGAAAGTTCGACCATTGCTCATATTTGATGAGTTCAATGATGCGCTTGCTCCTCTTCACAAGATGATGTACAAATTCCTTGCGAAGAGTTGCGATTGGCTCCTTGTCGGTCCTCCGACACCTGAAAAGATGGCATCTATCTGTGTTGAACGTTACCAGACGTCCGTTGATCTGGTAAACGCTACTGACGGTTTGTCGCTCCGAGTGACAGAAGTAATCTTGGATTCGTTGTTCTTCAATTCCACGAAGATACCTCGTTCTATTCGTAAGCTGGCTTATGAGTCCCTCCATCCTGTGGTGGATGGGAAGATTGTTCAACATGGACAGATGATGGGATCCTACCTTTCTTTCCCTCTCCTTTGCTTGCACAGTTATCTGGCTGCCTCCTGGGCTGTAAGAGACTGTGGAAGTCATCGAATTCTGGTCAATGGAGACGACTGCGTCATCTCCGCCGACTGTCCGGTTCAGGCTTCCCAGTACCCTCCGGGGTACAGCTTGAATGATCAGAAGACAATTCGATCTGAGAACGTAGTTGAGGTCAACTCTACTGCGTTTCTAAGGAGCGGGGGTGTTTGGCGAGAAGTCAAACATCTTAGAAGGGGGGGCTTTCTTACGACCTATGACGGTATGCTGCATGCTGCAGCGGCGTGCCGTGATACGGTGGCATGGACTGACGCTTTCGTTCGTTCACGTATAGGTCGTAAGTGGGGACTCCTTCCTTCCCAGCTCTGCCTCACACGTAGATCTCGTGTCGCTTGGCGACGAGAGACTACTATGAGGAAGAACAGAGTTTTTAGTGAGCTTCCTGTTGTAGACCAGCTACATCACAATCCGCAGTTAGAGTGGGTTAAGGGAGTTCCTGATCCGGACGAGAAAGAAGCACTCTTGGACTTCTTTTGGCGCTGGGGTAGGGATGGAGGCAGGAAGAGAGACGTATTTTCGCCTTCTATTGGTGAGATTCGTCGGAGCTATAGGTATCGCAAGATTCCTATTAGGAGCATTTTGACTTTTGTCGGTCAACTTCGTTCCCCTGTCGCTTCAGGTAATAAGCGATCGGATTCGTATTTGATTCCTATTGAATACGAGTCGGATAGGTACTTGGGTAGACTGTGTGCCCTGGATGCTTTTCGAAGGCTTGCGTGCCCGACTTGAGCAAATTCAGTGCTATAACCGAGTGCGGTGTTAACCGAAGGGGTAAGAGCACGTTATTCGCTTGCAATAACGATAGAACGCGTTGTCCTAGGGATTGACAATCTCTTCATTACCCTGTGTTTCGGGTAAGGGCTAGCGACGCGGGCTTGTACCGCTGGAGTGATCCAGTTTGGGCTGATGTATCCGTGGGAATGGTACATGTGGCTTCCTTAGTAGGTCCACTTGGTGGTCATGGGAATCTCGCAGCAATGCGTCGCGGGGCCTTCGGGCAGGGAGATTCGCGTTTAAATTTATGCCTGTGAGGGTGTATTGCCGGCAGC